CAAGCGATAACGTGGTCATCAAAGGCAACGGCACAGTGATGGCGGCCATGAAGCTGGGCTGGACGCACATTGATGCGATCAGAACGAATCTAACAGGCCAGCAGGTCACGGCCTACGCTTTGGCTGACAATCAAACTGGTCTATTAAGTACCTGGGATAACGAGAAGCTGCTAGAGCTTTTGCAGGGTTTGGACGAGCAGTCGCTGATAGATGCGTGTGGGTTCGATGAGATGGCAATGGCTGAGCTGATGGCAAATCTTGGGCAGTTCGATGTAGAGGAGGTTGTTGAGCCTGTGCTTGCTGATGGTGATCGGGAACCATTTCAGCAGATGACGTTTACGCTGCATGATGCGCAGGCGGAAACGATAAAGTCAGCGATCGTCAAAGCCAAGGCGGCTGGGGCATTTGATGGGCTAAACGAGAATAGCAACGGCAACGCACTGGCACGAATTGCAGAGGCCTATGTAAATGGGTGACGCCAAGCGTTTGATCGTCAAGCCAATCAGTGCGAAGGATGCGAATCGTATCGTTCAGACGCTGCACTACAGCGGTAAAACGGTTCAAAACTCACAATTGCATCTAGGCGTTTTCCTTGACGGTAAGTGCGGCGGTGCGATGCAGTTCGGGCCATCGCTTGACAAGCGGAAGATGCTGGGTCTTGTCGAGGGAACGCTATGGAATGAGTTTATCGAATTGAACCGCATGGCGTTCGCGGATTGGCTGCCACGAAACGGAGAAAGCCGAGCATTGGGGTTTGCGTTTCGATGGATGCGAAAACAATACCCGCAAATAAAATGGTGCGTATCGTTTGCCGATGGGTGTCAGTGTGGCGATGGAACGATTTACAGGGCCAGTGGTTTCGTGCTTACAGGGCTCAAGGTAAATAATCAAATATGGGAAGCCCCAGAGGGTGAAACGTTTTCGAGAACAAGCCTTACGGATGGTCGAAGCAAGCAGCAGCAGCAGCAAGCAAAGCAGGTTATTTCGCGCACCACCACCAAAGGAAAGCACATAACCGAAGATGGCGCTTCGTCGATGAAGCGATACATCGACGCTGGTTGGAAGCCAAAGCCTGGCTTTCAACTTCGCTACATCTACTTTCTCGACCCCACAGCCCGCCAACGGCTAACAGTTCCGATCCTTCCATTTTCTGAAATAGACCGGCGAGGGGCCGGAATGTATCGCGGGAAACCTCGCGTCCGAAGTGTTGACAGCGACACGTCTGTTATCCATGCAGAAATGGGCGGTGCAAATCCGACCCGGACGCTTTCTATTCCTCCCAAGGAATAAAAAATGACGACCGAACTCCTGACAGATCCGGGGCACACTCGCGAAGACATGCGGCTGATGGAGCAGGCTGTCAAGCGGTCCGTCAAGAATCCAGAAATTCCAATTCCTCCAGCCATCATTGAGGCGATGCCGAAAGTGGCTGGCACAATCCTGTTGAAAGGTGAACCACGCGAACAACTCAGAGCAGGTGCGTTATTACTGGCATTCCTAGAGTACAACAAATCTCTCAATCCACCCGAACCACAACAAACACCGCCGACCGTAGTCAATGTGGGAGTGAACGTTGACAACCGAACCGAGTCGAAGCCTCTCACAGCACTTCAATTCGCTCAGCGATATCGAGAAGCAAAACTTCTTGAGCACGCTGAATCAGGAGCAACTTGACGAATTCATTCAGGATCTATCGCGGGAAGAGTACGCCAATCAGTCGATAGAAACCGAACTCACCAACATCGAAAAACGTCGCCTTGCATCGGCAGACGCAAACCGACGACGACGCGAGTCAGAAGCAACCGTAATAATCCCGTGGCTGAGCGATGCTGAACGACAACGACGCGAGAAACTGGAGGCGGACAACGAGGCTTGGATCTGGGAGATGTGCGGGCCGAAGTCTGGGATTCTTGAACCATTTACTCGAGCATTCACGCAGCAGCAGGCCCAGATGATTGCCGACTTTGGCGAAATACTCAGGCACGGAGGGGATGAATTGTTGCTGGCAAGTCGCGGCGAAGGGAAGACGAGTTACCTCCGGTGCATGGTTTGGAAGGCCATAGCCACTGGGGTGATCGACTTCATCGCGTTCATTTCAGCCACCGGTCCCGATGCAATAAACAGCGCGAAAGCGATTCAGGAAATGATGATGCGGAGCGAACCGTTCTGTCGTTATTACCCTGAAATCGCAGTGCCGGTCACTCGAGTTGGTTCCACCCCGCAGTTGGCTCACCAGATGCGTGCGTCCGGAGTTCGATACGACACCGGAGAACAGTTCACGTCGGAGCCGATAAAGTTCTCCTGGACGGCTGAAGAAATTGATATGCCAGCTGTGCCGGGCTCGCCATCAGGCAAAGCGATATTGCGATTTCGCGGCGCTGACTCACCGATTCGGGGGCTCAACATCCTCGGAAGACGCCCTAAAGCGGTTGCAATGGACGACCTGGACACGCCAGATACGACAGGAAACGCAGACGTAGCGAGAAAAATCATCGACCGAATCAATTTAGATATTGGCGGACTCGGAACGCAGACGCAACCGCTCGCGAGAATCATGCTCGCCACGTTGCCGAAATCCGGGTGCGGAGTCGCTCATCATTTCGCAAAAACTGGGCACCCGTTCGTCGTCAAGCGGTTTCGGTATCTGCTAGAAAAACCAGACCGCTTTGACTTCTGGATGGAATACGTGAAGCTCCGGCAGAAAGGCAAAATCGATGGCGATAAATACGGTCGACGTGCTCATGCGTGGTATCTGGCGAATCGGAAGTCCATGGACGCAGGTGCAATTGTTTCGAATCCATTTCGATACAAGCCACAGAAGCTGGACGATGGATCTCAGTTGCAGGTGTCGGCACTACAGAACTATTTCGATGAATGGGCAGACAAAGGGGAAATGTTCTGCCGGTGTGAACTCGATAACGAGACGGTTATCAATGACGACATCATTGAATCGAAACTGGAACTCGGGCACGTCATGCATGCGGAAGCAGATCGGCCTCGTGGATTCACGGATGAGACGACGCGGCTGATTGTGCGCGGTGTCGACGTCAGGAAAATCGAACTGCATTTCAGCGTAATGGCTGCGGATGAAATCAAGCGGAACCGGGTGATTGATTACGACGTCAGGTCACACGGAACAACCGAAACCACTGTAGAGCAGGCGGAGAAGTTGGTTTACGACGGTCTATGCCGCATGGCTGATGAATGGGAACGTGAAGGATATCGAGACCAGCACGGCGGCACCCACTTCTGTGATCTGACATTGATTGACAAAGGATGGCTCGGCAACTGGTCAGAGGATGGTGAAATGAAGACATGGGCGAGCCAGCCCGTGGAGAAATTTTGCATTGAGTACGGCCTGCGAAAATATCTTCCGGCGAAAGGCCAGCCAGCATACAAGGCACCAGAGGCATCACGTGAGGTTATCATCGGTGACAACTGGCACATAAACCGCGGCAAGGGCGCTCGGCGTGAGTGCTCAGAGGTCATCTGGAATGCGGAGCACTGGCACAGCCTTGTTGAGGGATTGTTCATGGTTCAGGACAGTGAGGGCTTCGAGCTGTTCCGCCCTGAACTCGGTGGACTGTGGGCCAATCACAAACGGCTGGCAGAGCACATCCGTGAAGGTGCTGCAGAACTTGCGGATCTGCGGCGCAAATCAACGAAGACCAGAAAGGCGAAGTTTCGACGTGATCACTTCTGGGACTCGTTCGCGATGATGCTGGTGGCGCGGTCAGTGGAAATCAGGTTGCGGGAAATCGAGGTAAAAAGAAAGCAGACCAGAACACTCGCCGAGCTGGCTGCAGGCCGATGACACAGAAAGAAAAAAGACGCATGACGCTCGCAGAATTGGCAGCACAATCAGCACCGAGAACAGGTGGACGGTTGACCTGTCCAAACTGCGGGTGTCCTGAGTTCACAGCGTACCGCACTGAATACACAATATCATCTGTGGTGCGTTACAAAAAATGCAGTCACTGCGGGCGAAAGTTTTTAACCGTGCAGGCACAAGAAAGAGTATTGCGAGCAGTGGAAAAACCTACCGAGAAAGTTCAGGATGATGATTTTTGTGGTGATGATATTGTGTGAAGGCTATTGACACGTTGGAGTCAACTCGCAATAGTGTGTGCATCGATCATCTGGGCAAGGGGTGATCAAAAACAATTTCGAGCCGTAAGGCTCACCGAAACCCGCCTGAATTCTTGCCCGATTCAGCGCGGGTTTTTTCATGGAGTGACAAGACGATGAGTTCAATTTCCACGCTGAGTTTTGATCTGCAGTCGGTCGCACCGATGTTTTTTGGGGCACCGGTGTTTGAGAAAAAGAAATCTGACGAGACGCACGAGCAACTTGAGGAAAGGGTGTGGCGTGACAAGGTTCGTCGGAATGTGGACGGGCATGTGTATATTCAGCCGTTTGCGTTGAAGAATGCACTGGAGGCCGCTGGTAGTAGGCTCAACATGAAACTGACCGGGAAAGCAACGTATACGAAATTGTTCCGGCAGGGCATCGTGATCAATGATGAAATTGTGTTGCATGATCGCAGTGGAAAGCCCGTGACGATTGAGGCTATTCGACCGATTCCCATGTTTGTGCCATCCGATGGAAAACGTGGAAGCGGCAAACGAGTTATGCGGATTTTTCCACAGATTTTGGAATGGTTTGCTTCGGTTGAGATTATGTGTTTCGACCAGCGATTGACTGAGGACGTGGTCAGGGCACATTTGGAGGAAGCTGGCAAGTTCATCGGTTTTGGCTCGATGCGAGTTGAGAATGGTGGTGTTGCTGGTCGGTTTGCTGTGAAGTGATCGGGACAAGACTTGGCAGGACGGGACATGACGTGACAGGACGGGACAAGGCTAGACATGACCTTCCAAATGGTGGCGTGCGAATACCGCGACAAGACATGACCGGACGGGACAGGACGGGACAAGACGAGACAAGACTTTTCGACTGGTGGCGTGCGGAATACCTCGACGAGACTCGACAAGACGCGACACGACGTGACATGACAAGACGCGACATGACGGGACGCGACAAGACTTTTGGTGGCGTGCGATTACCCAGACCGGACGAGACATGACAAGACAGGACCCGACGTGACGAGACAAGACTTTTCGACTGGTGGCTCGCGGAATACCGCGACATGACTCGACTCGACGGGACTTGACATGACGCGACTCGACGAGACAAGACGCGACGAGACAAGACTTTCAATCACTTCACTTTACAGGAGGTCGACGATGGCAGAAGCAGAAATAACGAACGGAAAACGAGGCATTCAAGCGAAGTCGCAGGACACGCTAATAGTGGAAAACCGGTTGAGAAAAACTGAACCGGGAGACGTCGTGACGTATGAAGAACTGTCGACGTTGCTAGGTCGAGATGTGCGGTTGCATTGTCGATCGAACATGATGACCGCGCGTCACACGTTGGTTGGTGAGTCGATATTTTTCGACTGTGTTCCGAACGAAGGGTATCGACGATTGACGACGAATGAGGCGGCGTTTGCGTCCGATAGTCATCGAGAGCGGATCGCGTCAACAGCGAGACGTGGGCTACGGCATTTGAGGCACGTTCCGTTTGATGACCTGACAGATGAGGCGAAGAAAAAGCACCTGACGATGAGTGCTCAGTTTGGTGCCATCCAGTTGTTTGGAAGCAGCAAGGCAACAAAGAAAATTGAGGCCGCAGTCAAGAGCACGTCACCGATGGCTATTGGTGAAACGCTGAAACTGTTCGGTGGGTGAATTTACGTGACGGGACGGACAAGATAAGACCGGACAAGACGCGACACGACGGGACGGGACGCGACAAGACGAGACAAGACTTTTGGTGGCTTGCGATTACCTGGACAAGACATGACATGACAAGACGGGACATGACGGGACGCGACAAGACTTTCCAACTGGTGGCTCGCGATTACCTTGACTGGACTGGACACGACTCGACTAGACGCGACGCGACATGACGCGACCTGAAAGGCGGCTGAGGAAACTCAGTCGCCTTTTTTCGCTCTCCAACATTGGAAGCGACACGCAACAGCGTTTCCCACAGCATAGACATCGCCCGCTATGTGCGGGCATGATCAAAGCATCTGCCCCGCACATCCTGGACGTGAATGGCCGGCCGTTTCCGCGGTCACGGGTCAAGGTGCGTCAGGCGCTGGCTGAGCAGTTTGTAAATCGACTGCAGGAACGGTCGAAATCCTTCCGATCGGTTGAAGCGAAATACGACGCGGCCGGAACATCGGATGAGTTCGCAAACTATTGGGCGGCATCAGACCAACTTGACGCCGACTCAGCCAATTCGTCAGCAGTTCGGCAGACATTGGTTCGCCGGAGCCGCTACGACATCGCGAACAACGGGTATTCAGACGGCATCGCTACAACATATGCCACGGACCTGATCGGACGCGGGCCATCGCTCCGAATGCAGTCAGGATCTGAGGGATTCAATCGAATGGTTGAATCAGCCTGGTACGAGTGGTGCCGAGCAATTCAGTTCCGCCGCAAACTCTGGTGTCTGGCTCACGCGAAGCATCAAGACGGCGAAGCGTTTGGAGTTCTCCGACGAAACAACGGGCTCAGCCACCGTGTAAAACTCGATTGGGTGCTGCACGAAACGGAACAGTGCCAGACGCCGTACCTGCATTACGGAGATCCGGGAAAAATCGATGGTATTGCCTTCGACGAATTCGGCAATCCAGTCAGTTACGACTTTTTGAAATACCATCCCGGCAGCAACAGTCACTATCAGAACGTGGTTCAGACGCCAGAACAGGTGATGGCAAAGTATGTCACGCATTGGTTCAAGATGCGGAGACCCGGACAGCATCGGGGAATTCCTGAGTGCTCGTCGACGCTGAATCTCGGGGCATCTGCCAGACGATGGCGTGAGGCTACTGTTGCAGCCGCTGAAAACATTGCGGACTTCTCGCTATTTATTCAGACGACGTTTGAACCGGATGAAATGGACAGCGTTTCCCCGCTGTCGACGCTGGATATTCAAAAGCGAATGATGACCGCACTGCCCGCTGGCTATGGAGCGTTCCAGCCTAAAGCGGAGCAACCGACAGCAGGGCATGCAGAGTTTTCAAAGTCGCTTGTGAACGAGCAGGCACGACCAAAGTCAATGCCGTACAACAAGGCGGCCTGTGATTCATCGTCTTACAACTACGCCTCCGGCCGGCTGGATCATCAGACATATTACGCGCAGCTGGACGTTGACAGAGCCGATTGCGAGGACTGCGTTCTGGAAACCATGTTTAACGCATGGTTCGAGATCGCTGTTCTCACGTTTGGCTGGCTCGGCGGCAACCCTGATGCCATCAGCGAACGTGCGAAGACTCATGAATGGGACTGGCCGAAGCATCAGGTCGCAGACATTGAGGCAGAAGCTAATGCGGCCGACAAAAAGCTGAAAAACGGAACGTCAAATCTCGCCTCCGAATATGTCGCTTCCGGGATGGATCCTGAAGACGAACTGGCAAAGGCAGCTGCATACAACGGGGTGTCGGTCGATGAGCAGCGACGTATCAACCTGCTGCTGAATTTGCCACAGCACGTCATCCCGATCGTCGCAACGCTGCTCGGCATGAAGTCAGCAGAAACGCCAGCGGCAGCACCGCAGCCACAGGAGACACAGGCAAATGCCTAAGAAGCCAGAAAAAATCATCGGCATGTCGGCCCCGGTCAGCATCACTGCGGCTGAAGGCGATGCCAGCGATGGGCCAAAGTCGTTTTCATCGACGTTTTACACGGGCGGCGCGTTGAATATTAACGGCTGGGAATTGCCGGTCATTGTGGACCTATCTGGCCTCAAGGCCGGAAACGTTTTGGTCGCCAATCTCGACCATGACGGCACAAAGCGAGTCGGCAACTTCGAGGTAATTAACGACGGCGCATCACTGGTCGCACATGGCAAGGCTACAGCAGCCACACCGGCCCGTGATGAAGTCGTCAACTCAGCGCACAACGGCTACCAGTGGCAGGCGTCACTGGAAGTAGTTCCGTCGAAAGTCGAGGAACTCGCCAAAGGAAAAACCGCGACCGTCAACGGTCAGCAGTTTACGGGGCCGGCGTATATCACGCGGGCTGGAACTCTCAAGGGTTTTGCGTTCGTCAGCCACGGTGCTGATGACAATACAACCGCAACCATCGCAGCTACAGCTGCTTCGACCACAAATAAGGGGAATACAATGGAACCGAAGTTCAAAACATGGATCGAAGCAATGGGTTTCGATGCCGACACGCTCACCACGGAACAGCTCGCCGGACTTCAGGCAAACTACGACGGCAAAAATACAGCAAAGCCGAAGAAAATCAACGCTGCAGATCCGTTCGAGGCACGTCGCATTGAGGCACAGCGACGGCAGGAGATCAACGCATTCGCTGAACGTCAGATTGAGCTTCGGAACAGTAGCGTTGATGAGATTGCGGATATCGAAAAACTCGCCAACCACGCGATTGAGGCTGGAATGGATACTAACGAATTCCGCCTGAAGTTTTACGAATCGCAACTACCACAGAGCAGGACACCGATTCATGTGGGCCCAAACCAGAAACTGAACAGCCGCATCGTGGAAGCTGCTGTCTGTCAGGCTGGACGCCTGCCCGGTCATGAAAAGATGTTCGACGACCAGACTCTGCAGTTGGCTCATGATCACTTCCGTGGCAACATCGGTTTGCGGCAGATGATCATTCTGGCTGCTGAGCAGAATGGGTATCGGTCGAACTACTCCAGCATGGTGGACCTGAATGTTCAGCGTGCAGCGTTCAATATGAACGGCCGCATGATCAACGCGACTGGGTTTTCAACCATCGCAATCAGCACCATTCTGAGCAACGTTGCGAACAAATTCCTGATGATCGGCTGGAACTCAGTCGACATGACACCGATGAGCATTGCACCGGTTAAAAATGTTCGCGACTACAAGCAGATTACAACCGTGTCGCTGACAGGGGATCTGCAGTACGAGCAGCTCGGGGCCGATGGGCAGATCAAGCACGGGACCCTTGGAAATCAGTCCTACACAAATCAGGCTGATATCTACGCTCGCATGCTGGCCATCACCGAAAAGGACATCGTAAATGATGACCTCGGGGCACTGACCGCAACGCCACAGCGTTTGGGTCGCGGTGCTGCTCTGAAGCTCAACGATCTGTTCTGGACGGAATTCCTGAACAACTCGGCATTCTTCACCAGCGGCCGAACCAACGTCAATGAGGGCGTTGCTGACATGACTATTGGTGGCCTTGATGCAACCGAAACGATTTTCAACAACCAGACAGACCCAGACGGAAAGCCGCTTGGATTGATGGCTAAGATCCTGCTTGTGCCAACCGCACTGAAGAACAAAGCTCTTGCATTGACCGATGCAATGAGCCGCGTGCAGTCTGGGAACACAGCTGGTCAGTCAGACGTCAACGTGTTCGCAGGTCGCTTCCGTGTGGAGAGTTCTCCGTATATGAGTAACTCATCTTACACCGGCTATTCAGCCGCAGCGTGGTACATGCTGGCCGATCCGATGGATATGCCAGTCATCGAAATTGCTGCACTCAATGGCCGTGTTGAGCCAATCGTCGAAACTGCAGATGCGGACTTCAATGTGCTCGGTATCCAGATGCGCGGCAAATCTTCCGTCGGCGTCAATCTGCAGGAGTACCGTGCTGGCGTCCGAGCAGACGGCGGTGCGAGCTGATAGCCAGAGACTGGCAGCGTGACCGGGTTGGAGGCCCCAGCCCGGTCAGTTTTTAAATGCAGGTATCCAAGCAGGTTGTTCTATGAAAATCACCATGATTCGAAATCCTTCCAGAAGGTTCGGCTGTGAACTTATGGAAGGGCAGACGGGCGAGGTTAGCGATAACCTTGCAGTGTCTTTAATTGACGCCGGACTCGCCGTTGAGGCAGTCGCTGCACCAGTGCAGGCGTCGAAAAAGAAAATCGAAGCAGTTCCCGAGAAACCAGCAATCAAGGGTGAGTGAGTGACGGACAGCACGCCAAAAACTTTTGTTGGAATGCCGGGCTATGGGCTGCAATCAGCAGATTCAGGGCGAGGGCTCTGGCGTGCGCGACGCGACATGCGAAATGTCGTCGTGGAGTATCGCCAAGGGTCGCTGCTGGCCGCAAATTTCAACGGTCTGTGGTGTTCCGCTCTCAATTTGTGTCACCGCGGGCAGAATGTGCAGTATTTTGCAATGCTGCATGATGACGTCGGGCCACAAGATGGATGGCTGGATACTCTGATCGAGGAAATGGAGGCCAACAATCTTGATGTGCTTGGCGTTGTGGTTCCAATCAAGGACCTGAAAGGCGTCACAAGCACGGCGATTGACGGTGAAACAACCTGGCGTCCTAAATGTCGACTGACGATTAAGGAGGTTATGAGCCTCCCAGAGACATTCACGAGCAAAGATATCGGCGGGCCACTGCTGAACAACACTGGCTGCTGGGTGTGTAAGTTCGATCCTGAATGGGCTCGCAAAGTTCATTTCACAATCAATGACAGGATTGTTTTCAATCGCGCCACAGACCGCTATGAAGCTGAAGTGGAACCAGAAGACTGGTATTTTTCTCGGCTATGCCATGAGCTGAATCTGAAAATCGGTGCAACGAGAAAGATTCAGGTTACTCATCGCGGGTCGATGGAATTCGTCAACTATCGTGCGTGGGGTGATCAGTACGACAAGGCTTTAGTGTCAGAGAGCCAGTTGCCGTTTAAATTTCCGATGGACATCAACGGTTGGCTATTTCCAGAAGAGGGCAGGGCACTTGCTGAGCTGGCTGATGGTAAGGACGTCCTGGAAATCGGGAGCTACTGCGGACTGTCGACAGTCTGCATCGGAAGAACAGCTAAATCTGTCACCGCTGTGGACTACTTCGACGGTAGGTCAACACCGATTCCAGACAACACGCTGCCTGCGTTTCAGGCCAGTTGTGAACGGTACAAAATCTGGGACAAGGTGACCGTAAGGCATCCAGACGACAGCCTGAGTGGTGCTGAGTTTGACCTGGTGTTTATCGACGGTGACCATGCGGCAGAGTCGGTCAAAAGCGACATCGACAAAGCGTTGAGCGTATTGAGGCCAGGCGGGCTGATCGCGTTCCATGATTACAGACTGCACCCGAAAGAGGTGGACCAATCTGACACGTTTGATGAGGGTGTCACTGAGTCTGTGAATGAACTGATTTCTCTTGGTGGTGAGATGGTCGCTCGGCACAAAACGCTGGCGATCGTGCGGCCGCCTCAACTCGTTTCAAACCCTGAATAAGGAATTCCATAAATGGCACAGGTAACCTATCGCCACGGCGAACCACGAATGATTGACTACACGCCCGGAGCTAACGTCACAGCCGGCGACGTTGTGTTGCTCGGGAATACAACCGGGCTGACATGTGGCGTTGTCCACACTGATACCGAAAGCGGCATTCTTGGCGCAATTGCAGCAGGTGGCGGCATCTATGATGCAACCAACCTGAACAACGCTGCCAACTATGCGAAGGTGTGGTGGGATGACACTAACAACAAAGTCACGACGACCAGCACAAACAATGCCCTGTTCGGATTCATTGTTGATGACGGTGCAGGCGGGGCCAATACAACCTGCCGCGTTCTGCATCAGCCATATGTGTGATAGGACCGTAATCGCTGCGAGGTGAAGCCATGGACGAAGAAGAAGTAATTGAAACGATCGGCGATGCCATCGAATCGGTTGCGAAAAACATGGTGCAAACTTCCAGCGAAAACGGACGTTCCGCAACGCGAGTTCCGATCAGGGATCTCATTGAAGCGGATCGGCACATTGCACAGAAAACAGCATCAGCCAAAGCTCATTTCGGTTTGCGTTTCACAAAACTGGTTCCTCCGGGTGGTGGATGATGAGTTCTCGATTCTCCACATTCTTCCGCAACCATGCAACTCCAGTGTTGCGGCGGGAGTTTAACCAGCCAGTTGATTTCATCGATCGGACTGGTACGGAGATTAGGTTTTCGTGTTTCGTGGACTTGGATGAGATCCCATCAGGTGAAGAGTTTTCAGACCTGCAGGGCAAAGTGTCAGTGAAGACCGTAGACCTGCGGGCGTACGTCGACACAGATGGGATTGGTGATCTGATTAAGGTCAGATACTCAGATGAGTTGTTTGACGTCTACGGAGCGAAACCTGATGAATTCGGCTCGACGATATTCAGTATTCGGCGGCGTTTTGATCAGCAGCAGCATTCGAATCAGTTCGACTTGAGCGGAGCGCAGCAGCCGTATTTGTAGGTGAAACATGCTTGAGCAGGTGAAAGATGATCTGAACCAGATTGCATCTGAATCAGTTCGGGTTGGTCTTGTGGAATTCGTCAGGTATTTGCTGTCGACTATTCCACCAGAGCGAAAGCGAACCAGGAGAGCATGCCGGATAGTTCACAGTGACGGCGATTTGGTTGGCTTCAGTGGTACTGTCTTTCCGTCATCTGAACGATTTCCAACGTCAGGGACTCGCACAAAAAAAATCGTTACCTCTGCCTGGCAGAGAAAACAGCAGGACGTTTTTAATTCGATTCAGGCACACTGTGCTGAGTCGATTGCCAATATGAAACCACTGTTTCACATAACTGTGAAAGGGTAAAAGATATGCCAGTAGTATCAAAAGGAACTGTCCTTCAGATGGACGTTGCCGGCTCACTCGCCGCAGTTGCGGAAGTGCTCAGTATTGAGGTATCCGGCGGAAAGTCTGAGACATTCGACGCAACTATTCTGAATCAAAATACCAGCGGAATGGCTCGTCAGGCGACCGGGTTTTCTACCCCGCCGGACATCTCTGCAGAGCTTTTCTGGCTGCCGACAAATGCCGGTCATCAGGCAATCACGGATGAAATCACCACACCGACCACGGTTGTGGCAAATCAGCTCGACGGCAAGGTGATTTATGCTGACACCGGCGCAACGGAAATGCCGTTTAAGATTGCTGGCGTTGAGGTGGGAATCACTGTTGCCAAGGATGACGGCGTGAAGGGTAACGTGACATTCACGCTCAACGGCAACCCGACGTACCCAACGTGATAGGCTGGTGAGAAGCAATGAAAGTACGCATCACATTTCCGCATGAGGCCAGCTCACGAGCACCAGAAGGCACGTTCACCATTGTGGACGGAAAACGCATGCGACTTCCCGGACTGGAGATTGAGGGGCCTGACGTCTACAAGCTGGTTGGTTGCGGATTAGCAGAACCGGCTGACGACGAGTGTGCTGCGATGTTCAGCCCAGAACAGATTGCGTTGGCAAAAGAAACTGGCCACCCGATGCTGATGCGCCAAATGGCTGAGATTGTTCTGGAAAAGAAACAGGCCGAGGAAACTGCTGAGATTTTTTCTGATTACGGAGATGATGAAACCGCATGAGTATTAACGTCCGCGAACTGCTGCTGACCCCTGTTGTAACCCCGACGGAAATTGTACCACTGCCGGAACTCGGTGAAGGTGTGTCGGTAACTGTCAAAGGCATGACTGCCCGCGACAAAGGTGCTTTTGATATGCAGTTCGTCACGAAGGGCGAGCACAACACGCGGGCACAGAAGCAAATGCGGGAGCGAATGCTGGTTGCGTGTTGCGTCGACGAATCAGGCAGCCGGCTTTTCACCTTGGAGGATGTTGCATCACTCGGCCTTCAGTCCGTGGCAATCGTGGAGCGTATTTTCGACGCATGCCAGCGTGTTAACGGGACATCGACGAAAGCCGTGGATGCGGCGGAAAAAAACTCAGAAGCGACCGCAGATATTTAATCGCTGCGGAACTCGCTGAAGCCTGGGGTGTTGCTGACATCGATGCTCTGATGGATTCAATGACAGTCGAGCAGTTGGATATCTGGGTCGCAAAAGATCGTATCAGCCCGATCGGAATGGCGGGTGTTGTGGAACTGCTGGCGACGATTGGTGCGTCTTTCCTGTCAACGAAAGAGCATCCATTGACACCGGCAGACCTAAAAAAAGCGTGTATTGTGCATGGTGTGAATTGGTCACCATTGGAGCCGGAAGAGAAGCCAGCAACAGCCGCACAGGTGCAGTCGATGTTGGCGATGGCAACAAGAAAACAGGGGTGACGTGTGGCGTTTATCGGTGACCTGGTAGTCAGAATCAGCGCGACGACAAAGGCCCTGAATTCGCCGATTGCGAAGTCACAGCAGGCCCTGACGCAACTGACTACAGTGGCCACGAAAACGGTTAACGCTGTCTCTGACCTGAACAGCCTCACCTTCAGTTCAACACTGGAGGACGGTCTGGTCACGACAGTAACTTCGATGACCGATCTGCATGACGCAACGACAGAGATCACTTCGACACTGCGCGACATGGAAACGGTCGCAGACGTGGCAGCGTCTTCCACTCAATTGATGGCTACCGGGCTGGCTCTGGCTGCTGGCAGCAGCGGGGCACTTGCCACAGGAACAGCCGTGGCCAGTAAAGGGCTGACGAGTCTGCTGGTCGGAGTTATCGCAGCACGGCAAGCCACTACAACAATGGCTTATGCATTTGGGCTCGCTGCAGATGGTGCCAGGGTGCTGCTGATACCGCTGCGGGCAATGGGCAGTGTACTGGCGACAATCGGCAGCATTGGGATGAGCGTTGCGAGGTTATTGCTTAAGCCGTTCGGGCTCGTGTTTAGCTCCCTCAAAATGATGGCCTCGGCCGCACTGCAGGTGCTCGGGCCATTTATGGGACTGGCGGGCGGCGCGGTTAAGTTGTATGTCACATTCCGTGCGTTTAAGCTGCAGTTGCAAATACTGTCGAAGCTGTTCGGATTTCTTCCTCCGAAAGTCAAGGTGCTTTTCGTTGGGTTGATGGGCCTCGGTGCTGCATCAAGAGCAACAACTGCCGCACTGAATTCGATGGGGATCGTCGGCCGAGCGGCAGCCAAAGCGATCAGCCTGTTGACGCTGCCTATGCGTGCGATCATAAGCCCGATGCAAACGGCACGCGCGGTTGCAGGCGGACTGAATGCGACGCTGGCAAAGACTGCAGCAGTGAGTGCGAAGGCTGGCACTGCATTAACCGGAGGCGTAACCAAGGGCGTCAAGTCGATGGGGGCCAGTGTCAGCGGAGCCTTTAAAAACGTTGGTGCATTTGCAGCAGGGGCTCTTCCATTTGCCGCTATTGGCGCGATGAAGTTGGCTGCAGACGCAGAAACGCTGGCAATCAAAATGAAGGTTCTCACCGGCAGCACGGACGAGGCGTCCCGTGTGATGGGGCAACTAGATCAGTTTGCGGCCGATACACCTTTCCAGAAAATGGAGATCGGTGACGCGGTTCAGCAGTTGCTGGCGTTCGGTTCCTCATCGTCCACAGTGTTCGACGAGATGCGGATGCTCGGTGATATCGCAGCGGCGACCGGAACACCAATCGGCGAAATGGCGGAACTTTACGGAAAGGCTCAGGTGCAGGGTCGCTTATTCGCGGAAGATATCAACCAGCTCACCGGGCGAGGTATCCCGATTATTGGACAGCTGGCCCAGCAGTTTGGCGTATCTGAAAGCGAAGTTAAAAAGCTTGTGGAATCGGGAAAGATTGGATTCCCGGAACTGCAGAAGGGGTTGGCGGCGCTGGCTGGGCCTGGAGGAAAGTTCGGCGGCATGATGGCGGAACTGAGCACCACAACGGCAGGCAGATTTTCCACGTTCGTCGACAACGTGTATCTGCTCGGCACACAGATCGGCGCGCAGCTGCTTCCGGTCGCAAATGAGCTTCTTGTGTGGGGCACGAACTTTGTGTCTGCTGCTGATGGTATCGGCACTGCTTTCAGTACAGCACTGAGCACCATCGGCACATGGTACAACGATACAAAGAACTTCATGATGGACCTCGGCACTGTGTTCGGTGTGCTTGTCGGCAACATGGGGAATATCTGGGCGGGATTGTTTGAAGATATCCCAAGCTTTGCGTCAGCAACATTCTCATGGCTGACAGAAAACGCCAACGTGCTGATCGCGAATATCGGCGCGATGGTGGAAAACATGTTCACGAAACTGAACACCACCGGAAAGCAGCTCGGGGAATGGCTAGCGTACAAAACTGGACTGTCTGATGAAATGATGGATATTGCCGCGGTGCAAAATAAACCGATGCAGGCAACTACAGCTTTTCAGGCTCCTGAGCTATCGAGTGCAACAAAGGCTGTCATTGAGGACGTCAATAAAGCACTGGAAGAGAACGCTGCAAACAGGGCCACAGCTGCGGCCAGCGCAGCAGCGGCACAGCAAACGGACGTCACGAAGACATCTGCGGCGCTCAACACGTCTTTTATTGGTGACCAGACAAAAGCGAATGCGGGAAAAACAGAAACAACTGCAGGTGTTGCTGGTGCTTCGCAAAAAGGAAGCCTTGACGCATGGAAAGTGCTGCTGGCAAACCGCAACCAGCGTGATCCAGTTGTAAAGGCCACAGAAAAGCAGACAAAGGAAATCGTGAAGGCACTTAAAGAAACAAAGCCAGTCGTGCCGCAGTTCGCTCCGGAGTTCGCATAATGGCAATAGTTTACAACGGCATTCGCAAACGCAGTGGCAAGAACTCCAAAGGCATTCGCACATACACGATTGTAAAGCAGTTCACCGCAGAGACGCAGGCGGATGCAAACGAATATCTTGTTGGCTCACATCCGAGTGTAACGCCGATTGGCAGAGGCCACGACACAGACCCATATGCCTATTGCATCAACATTTCTGTCGATGGACCAGACGCGCAAGACGGGTTTGCGAATTGGACTGTGACCGAAGAATACGACAGCGTGTATGAGCTGGCAGAGAATCCAGTTTTCGAACCGGCCCAGATCGAGTGGGACGGCGAAAAATTTGAGGAGGTCGCAGTTTACGATAACACTGGCGACGCGATTATCAATTCAGCCGGCGACCCATACGAAAACGTCATGCGAGAGCGAACACGGCGAGTTGTGTCTATTCGCAAAAACGTTTCATCAGTTCCAACGTGGATAATCACGGCAGAGGATGCGGTCAATAGTTCGGCATTCACGGTCGATGGTATCACTGTGCCAACCGGGATGGCGAAGCTGGGAGCTCCAAAACTCGGCGCATGGCAGATCAGAAACGGCATTCGATATCGTGAAATGTCAATGCAGATGACATTGAACAAAGACGGCTGGAATCTGCAACCAATGGAGGTTGGTTTTCGGTATCGCAACGGCTCAGGCGATCTAGTCAAGGCTGTATCTGATGACGGAACTGATCCAACGAATCCAGTGTGCCTAAAAGCCGATGGAACGCTGCTGGCAAATCCAACGCCGTCCACAGTGGTCTATGGCGACTGGGATGTTTACCCGGAATTTAATTTCAACACGCTTCCGCTGGCATAGGCGAAAAAGATGACAAACGAAATTTCGATTCAGGTGGCAATGTCGCGGGCAGATTCCGTCAACACGAAGAACAGCCACACATTCCCGGCAGTGCTGATTCAGCGCGACCAGACACTAAAGCGGCATTTCGATCAGATCGTGTCGATTGGCACTACAGAAGAAAACGTTACGTTTGGAGACATCTCAACGAATGGTTTTCTGATCATGTACAACATCGGTGCCAACTACGTTGAGTGGGGCACCACAACAGCAGACTACGGTGGCAAAATGGAATCAGGAGACTCGGCTGGACCGTTTCGGCTGAACGCTGGCAAAACGTTGTACATGAAAGCCAATACGGCAGCGTGTGACGTTCGGATTTGCATGTACGGAGGCTGAGTGTATGGCTGGCTACATGCTCACCGGCGGGCAAATGCGGGACATTCGCGAGACCGTCCGAATCGCCCGGCAGCAGACCGGAGGCGGTAAAGAGAATCCGCGGCACTTCGGCGTGCAGGCAGACCGTGCCGTCATCCTCGACGCCGCCCTTGGCGTAGCAACTCACGCCCTGACAGGTGCGACGCACTGCCTCGCCACACGATGCATCTGGTCACCAGCGGACGAAGAGTACACGGAGACAACCGAGCAGATAACAGTCTGGAATCATTCAGAGGCTCAGGAGTACGACGCGGACACGTTCGGCCTGGCTCGATGGATTGACGGGCATTGGTATTTCATGGGCGATTGCGCGGCAATGGACTCAAGGTAATCTTATGCGAATGAGTATGTGCTGTTGTGGAACGCTCGATGGCTGCACAAATTGCCGCATTCCGTCGCGATACGATCTGTCAAATATTGGCGTAGAGTTCGACGATGTGTTCGCATGGGATCCAGTCAGTGCCACTTGCAGCAACGCAGGCTACGAAATTATCCAGTACGCTTCGGATGCGGCAGAAATAGTGTCAGGAATCCAGCTTCGAAAAAGAACATCCACGTCAGAAACGGGATACGGGCACATCGTTGGCAGCAGTTTATGCCAGTGGTTGTGGAACGATCCGATTGCTGTGCAGTCGCTATATCACTTACGCACTACCGGCGGAAGCCCGAGCACATATTACGAGGGAGTGACAACCGAGCTGGCTCAGTATGTGCCAGTGAATGCGACAGATTCCACAAGTCCGTGGAATCGCGTAATCACAACGATCAGTGATGCAACATGTGGTACGTGCGTCTGGTCTGGATGCACGGATTTAGCTGACAAGTGGCGGTGCATAACCGGAGCATATTGGAGCCACGTATCTCTCGTGGTGGATATCGTGTCGAGCGTTCCGTACTGGCTGTTAACTGTGCGAGTGTATGTTGAGCGTAGTGTGTCCGGAAACTCAACAGCTGGCGGCGCACACCCAATCGGGTCGGTCTATGGTGGCGCTGGCGGCGGATCTTGCGGGAACTTTGCCGGCACAATTGCGGGGCAGTTGGCACAGAGACGATATCGCAAAGCGATTGACTGTGCGAGTGACTTCAGCGGATCTCCGATAGTGCTTCCGTTTTTCGACAGCCCTGGCGGAGCACTTCCGTTTACCTCATATTCTTCAACCGCCTCGTTAATTCTCAATGAGTTCTGAAAAATGCGATTATCTGTGGATGGAACACACCTGCATGCATCCGATGCAATTGGGCGGCAGCGTGCAACGGGATTACTGCCAGTCACAGTGTGTGCTGCGAAGCATTGCCGGGCATTCATCGCACTCGACGCAAGAAGCGATTCGCAGCAACGGCAACAACTGTAAGCACCTCGGGCCGAAGCGTCGATGCTGTGACAGGTTGTATATTTGCCGCTTGCGCGGCAATTGTGTTACGGAGACACCAGAGCTGCCGGGAGTGCCATGCTGCGGAACATGCCCGGATCACGAACCGATCACGTCATAGTTGCCGCTGGACGCAGGCCAGCAACGCACAGCAAACGGGAGAGCCGGCAGAGCCAATCTGACCGGCTCGCTGTGTTTTGTGGGGAGTTTAGAATGTTATTCAAAAGTGAGTTTTGGATAACATATAGTTCATTTGATCGGGCAGGAATCGCACCTGCTAAACTGGTTCCACCTGGACAAGTCACAGGATACACCCCTCTACAAATCGCTAAGCTGGGCTTTGCCCGTGGGTTCGCGATTCATGCCAGTCTTAGGGTCATCAGCGTGTCACTGTCCACGCCGCCGATCAACTCCGGTCTTTCCCGGATGTCACTCAATTGCGGCACTAATTTTCTCCGCCCGTCACAACAGTTAACGATTGCTGCTCGACTGTCTCTCCAGTTGTCACGCCTTCTACCTTCCCGACCCGCCTACAGGCACTCGAATTACCGTTCCTGCTTGGCTCTTGCATGGGGCACCACTTGTGAAGGATTGCTGACGTTGCCGTGCTTCCAACAAATGAACAATGTAATGCACATGAGTCGCCGGTCATGCGTTTTTGAAATGGTAAATCACATGCGGCGACCATGTGATTACCAGCGTTATACGGATTCAACCAACCGCTGGCCGATCCATTGTGCTATCTGCGGAACTACTGCGTTTCCAAGCCCTCGCAATCGGTCCATCCGGTTGGGAATCCCATCAGCCACTCGCCCCACCGCGGGTTCATGTTCCCAATGGCCTCGCCAGCCGGGTCTGGTGGTATCTCTGAACGGCAATACGTCGGAATCTTCCCTTTGCATATCTCCATCGGTTGCGGCTTTCTTCCGCTGTCCCGAACTTCCTCCGACCTTACTGACATTGTTGCGGTTGGCGTTCCAACCCAGCACGAAGACTCTATCTCTGATGTGGGGCACCAAAGGCACCCGCCGGTAAACATTCCCATTCTGCATCGTACCCGAGCGAGGCCAGCGTCCCGAGAACCTGGTCCAATCCTCGAACAAGCAACGCTGAGACGTTCTCCAGCACAATGAATCTTGGTCCCACTTCGCGAACGATTCGCATTGCTTCGTAAAACAATCCGCTTCGCTCTCCCCGTAATCCTGCACCTTTTCCGGCGTAGGAAATATCTTGGCACGGAAAACCTCCCGCGATAACGTCAACCCAAGGCCATTCATTTCCGTTAAATGTTGTGATGTCGTCATGCTTTGGTACTTCCGGCCAATGTTTCGCTAACACTCTGCGAGCAAATGGATTGATCTCTACTTGCCACGCACACTTTAACCCTGCCCTATCGAACCCCAAATCAATGCCACCGATGCCGGAGAACAAAGAACCGTATAACAATGGGTTGCAACGGAGCGGCGATAACGTCGTTTGATTTTGCATAGTCTTTCCTCGCCGCCCGTTGAACCCAAGCGTTATCGGGATGATCCGCACTCGGCACACGTTCGCTGATACTGGCTTGGTTGCGACCATGCCTTGTAAACCGATTCGGATACTTGATCGTGATTGCACGCACCAACCGCCTCAACCAACGGCATCATCTTGTCAATGTCTGCCTGCAACTGATCGACCTTTTCCCGCAACACAACGATTTCCCGAGCGGCAGCGTCCAAAATTGCTGGGTGCTTTGCCTTGATCGCCTCTGCCTGTGGGCTTGTGTTGACAACATCATGCGACAATTGCCGCAACTCACCGACTAGATCCCATGCCATAAATCACCCGATAACAAACCAATGCAATCGAGTTGCCGTCGATGCGTTCTTGGAATTGAAAATCAATCGCGGCAACCGATTGATTGGTAGCGTTCGCCTGACCTAAAACAGCGTCTTTTGACGCAACCGTTCTATTGCTACGTCGCAATACTTTGGGTTAATCTCAATGCCGACTCCTCGCCGCCCCTCTTGGCGTGCCGCCAATAGCGTTGTCCCGCTACCCAAAAACGGATCTAGCACAACGCCACCTTCGGGACACGATGCCGTTATGCACCGTGACGCGATCGAAACCGGAAACGGGCATGGATGCCCTTTAACGTCGCGCTCTGGCATGATTCGCCAAACGCTCATCATCGTGTTTACTGCGTTGTCCCAATAATGCGGGACGCCAAAACCGTAAATGTATTCATGCGATGGTGCAAATTTTCTCGCGTTCATCGTGATGCTTACCCCGCGATCCCAAACCACTTCGGAGTAAAACGGCCAATTGAAAATTGCCAATGGATGCACGCCTTGTTTTTCTCGGTATCGCGTCTTGTGGTTGATCCACACCAAACCCTTCGACACCGCACGACACAAACCGAAAACGTCTCGCATCCATGCTTGGTATTCCATCTCTGGCATGTCGTCCGCGAAACCGTCGTATCCTTTGTTCTGCTTGTGGTTGTGCTCTGCCATCATGCCGCTTGGCGCTGTTGCCGCGATCGTGTTGTACGGTGGCGAAGAAAACGTCACATCCACCGATTCAATGAATGGCAGAATCTCTAGGCAATCGCCGCAATAAATCGTGATGCCATCCTCGTCGTAATACGGTGACGGCAGGCGAACAATGGGTTGCATTGGAGCAACGGTCATAGTCTTTCCTTGAATCATAGTTTTTCCTCCGTTGCCCAATGAACCCAAGCGTTCAGGGGACGCCGGCGCGTGCGGCATCATGCCTTACCTGTGTTGTTGTGTGCAATGGTTATTGCATGCACCGGCAGTAGTCCCAGCCGCAGCAGTACGAGTAATCACCATCTTCAT